CATCGCACCATTGGCACACACAGCACTATCTTTGTGAAGTTGAAAGTCTATCTCTTCTTTAAGTATTCGATCAACTGTAGCTGTTGGGTGTTTGTCATCTTTGAGCGTCTCAGGGGAAATATTATATTGCATAATGAGATGAGGATACAGACTATTAAGGTCAAACGAAACCACCCAATCATACTTTCCTGGCTTCGGTTCCTTAACATACGCCCCTGCGTATTTTTGTGACTTAGATGTTCTTTTCTTTGGTGGTATGACAATGTTCTGTTTTTTAAGATAATTGTAAATGATAGTATCCCACATTCTTACTTGATAATGAATGTCGATAAAGTTGACCTTAGCATCAAACGCCATTGTAACAGCAAGTTCAATTAATTTCAACTTGTCTTCAAGTTTATCAACTAGTTGAACGTCACGAATATTATATCGAACAAACTTATCCCAATCTTTTGTATAGAACTCACGGAAAGTATCATACTCATTGTGATCAAGTTTCTTCTCACCTAACTCATAGTTAGCGATGTAGTCTAATCGATATGACTCTTGGTTTGTATATGTAAATCTTTTGTATAGATCAAGATAATCAAGTTGAGTCACACCACCAATATCATAAGTAATATTTTTACGACCACTGATATAAACTTCGTCTTGAGATACGAGACCCCAAGGCGATAAATCTTTCATGGACTTCTCACCAAGAACACGATTGATACGACCAGCAAGATATGGTATGTCATACATCTGAGAGTTCCAACCAGTAATTACTTCTGGTAGATTTTTTCTCCAGTATGCTAAGAATGATCTAAGAAGATGAACTTCATCATCACATAAAACGTAAGTTACATTTGGATCTTTGTTTACAAAGGGTCTTGAACCAAAAGTTGTAACCTTCTTTGTTGCATAATCTTGTAAACTAATCAATAATAATTCTTCTGCAACATTTTCGACATCAGGGAAGCCACTTTCTGCAGCAACCTCAATATCAATCGTTACGAGACGAATCTTTTTGATATCAAACTGTATGTGTTCTTCTGGATATTTTTCTGAGATATATTGATAAACGTATCTGTCATTGCCATATATTTTAAAGTTCTCAACCTCATCATACTTCTTGTAGAACTCACGACAATCTCTCACGAAACCAGGCTGAATTGGTTCAACAGAATCACCTTCTAGTGTTTTATATTTTGTTTTTCTCTTAGATGGAACAAATAAAGTTGGTTTCCACTCCTCTCGATGTGTAATATGCTTTCCATTCTCATATCCACGAATCAGAAACTGATTACCTATGAGTTGTATATTGGTGTAAAATTTCACGAAGTCACTTTAGAATACTGTTCAAAAATCATAGGGCTAGGAGTGACAAGAGTTACAATCTTATCAGAGTTAATCATTACCTCATTTTGTTCAGTATAGTCTTGCATCCAACGATGTAAAGCACCACCTTCAATTTTGTAAGGTTTTGTTAATTTACAATTTGGGTCTCCAAACTCTGCAGCGATTTCCTCAATCTCAGATACTACTATCTCCTGACTGGACAATAACAGGACTTTGATTACCTTGGTTTCTTCCATTTAAGCTCTCTCGATAAAGTTTTTTTACATTTTTTACTGGTTCAACAATTGTCACCACCCAATCGGCTGAACAAGGTATTCTTGATTCTTCTGAAAGAGGAATCCAAGGATAAAATTGAACACTAATCATTGACTCATACTCTCTTGATGAACCTTCTTCATTTAAAACAGTTGGTTCTTCTGGGTGATACATCTTTACAATCAAGGGGTCATGAAAATAATATCCAACAATCCCTTCTTCGGATTTAAGCTCTTTAACGTCGGCAATGATGTCCTCACCTGACTTGAGCATTACTAACTTAACAGACATTTAATACTCTCTATGTTTACATTATAAAAGACCACTCAACAAAAGTCAAGTGGTCTTGTGTCTATAAAAATTTATTTATAGGTAATCTTTACGAGTGTGATGATCTGGAACTACTTTACCCAACTTGACGGTAAGGAGTCCATCTTCCAATGACACATCCCTGACTTCATAATCGTCTGCAAGTGTCCAGGCTCTGTTGAAAGATCTTTGAGCCAAGCCTTGATGGAAGTACTCGGATCCATCCTCTTTATCTTTTTTCTTTCCTTCAACGAATAGTTTTCCGTATTCAGTATAGACATTGACTTCCTCCTTTTTAAATCCAGCAAGTGCGATCTCTAAACGAGACTCAGTATTATTTACTTGAATAAGATTGTAAGGTGGATAGTTTGTTATGGTCTCAGTAAAAAACTTATCGAAATAAGTATCCATACCGATACTGTTTTTTGTGATGCGATCCATTAAATCTCCAAGATCGGCAGCACGATACCTTTGTAAGTTCATAGTTCTCCTTAAGTAAGCGAGTGTAAATTTTGTCCCCGAAGGCGACATTACTAATTATAACAGCAGACAAAAAAATAAGGGGTGGTGAACCCCCTAACAACACTTCGGTTTCCTCCCTAGTCTAGCAGAACTCTACAGTGGCTGACGCAAGTTTTATCTCTTACATCACATTCCGAAATACATTCAAAGTAATCATCTACTGAATCGTTGGAAGATGTCTCACGTTCGAGATTCATCCAAGGTCTTAAACTATTGAACGATATAAGATTGTGCATAGATTGTTTTGAATTAAACACATAACTATCTATATGATTTAACTAAGATAGTAACACTTCTTCATCGTCACTATTTTCTTCATTAAGATTTGCAACACGTTTCTTATCATTTTTATCATCACCCACAACTTCTCTTAGTAAGTTGTCAACGTCTTCTCGTAGGTTTGGTAGGTTTGACATTACTCCTCCTCTGGTTTTTTTCTTTTACCAATATTGTATTTGGTTTCTAGATTCCAGTCATTTTTTTCTTTGTAAGAAATAACTTTAATCTGGTTCAATGGTGCGATGTCATTAACTTTATCAGTCGAGACAACAGAAACCAATCCCCAGTCTAAAAGCAACTGGATAATACGATTTCTTCTTTGTACATCATTGACTGTAATATTGGCTCTCTTACCATCTAATGCAAATAATTCTTTGAAATGAACGATGTAGTATCTGCCTTGTTTATGAAGAATATGACAAGACTGATATAATTTTTTTTCTTTTCTTGAGGCCACACCGATACGAGTCAGTGTTTCTCTTACCTTAAGAAAATCATCTGGTTCATTTAATATAATCTCAATCATTTGGTCTGGCGACCAACTAATTTGAGGCTCAACAATTGAGTTCATTTTCTACCTCCAATCTCAAGTCGATCTCGTATAAACGAGAGTTGTTCTCTAGTCAGAATGTTCAAAACCTGTTTTGCCTTTTCATTACTATAACCATAGTATTGTTTGACAAGTTCAAGATTTTCAATTTGTTCTTTACGAAGCCAAGGAGAGTATCTCTTCCTTTTCCTGAGGCTATTTAGAAAAAAGTCATATTGTAACTTCTTTGCTAGATTGGGATGTTTGTTCATTTCATTTGCAAACATGACCGCATCTATGTGTCCAGATAGACATCTATTAATAATATAAGATGGATACTTCTTTTCTAAATCAATATCCTCATCAATCAAATTATTTTTATTTGTGTTGATTGAGTTTAACCAATCTTTTAATTCCATTTTTTTCTTTTCACAATGATTTGATCATTTTCATAATCAGGTATAAATTCTATAGGGTCATCATTATCCCAACAAAGTTCTCCATATAGAGAATTTAGAATAGACATATCATCCCAGAGGTCGTTTGGTTTAGTCATGTTTCTCGCTCCAGTCTTTGAAATTAGTTTGTAAATCTAAAGGTTCGGGATCTGTGATACCTTTCACTTTTTTCCAATTACTATACAGTGCTTGGAGATGCCATGATTGAGATAAACTCTTTGGCCCATTTTCAAGTAATTCAATTTCCATTTTGTTTCTGGCAAAAGATTTGTATTCTTCTCTCCAGTTTGAATCGTCAAATGTTTTCATAATTTATTTTCTGATAATAACAACATCTCCTTCGTCATCGTCTTCTTCATCCTGTGCTTTGAAAACTAAAAGTTCTTCACCAGATTGAACATCTGACATCTCTGGATGCACATTTCTTCTTTCTTGTTGTCTATTGAAATCTCTTAAAGTTGAGGTCATCATAGCATACATGTATGCGAAGGTCGCCCCTGCAAGACAAGCAAAACAAAGAAAATATATAAAGACGCTGGTATCATTCATCGGAAACCTTGTTGTAGTATCTTTTGTATGGGGACTTGTTTTATTCTATCTATAATGTCAGTTTCTATTTTGTCTAGAATGTTTACATCTAGATGCATGAATGGTGGAATGATACCCAACATTCTTAATAGTCCATCGACAAACAATGCAAGAGTAGTAAATCCAAGAATCATACTGATAACGGTGGCATCACGATTGTGTTTTGCCATTGACTCATCATCGATTCTCCGTGCTTCATCAACTGCCTCCTTAACTGCAGCTTCGAGAAGAATTTTAACTTCCTCTTTTGTGTAGGTGTACTTACGAATCTTTTCCTCTGTAATCGTTCTTTCTTTTGGAAAGTCTGATAAAGGAAATTCTGTAATTAGTGTTTTGATCATAGTAGTTACCTTATGATGTCGATGTGCATATCTTTAGTCCAAACCTCTAATTCTGTTCTAAGAGAACCACTGGACTTAAGACTTTCATATCTTTTGGAGGCCTTGTTTTTCCACCATTTGATGAGGTTCTCTTGATAGAATTTATCAAAGTTGATGGGGTTTTTCTCTAGAATGTCAGTATCTCCTCGAATAACTTCCCTAGAATTAGCAAATCCATAGTCACTGAAGTAAACTCTTTTCTTTTCAGTTAGGTTCTTTGCATTTACAATTGCAGTCTGGAATTCCGCAGCCTTTTGAGAAGACGAGCTCTTTTTGATGATAGATATCATCTTTTGTTGAGTCTTTAATTTGCGACTCGAAGCGTCCTCTTTGACTAATAGTTTGTCGTTGTTTCTCGCTATAAACCATTTATTTAATCCTTTAAAGACATCATCATGTAACAAAGGAGTAAAGTCACTTATAGTCAATCCTTTGTATCTCATGTATGGTTTCAATCCATCATATTGAGATGATGACTGCGTTGTGCCATAGAGCGATGTGGTTTCAAACA